GACAAGAGAGTCAGTGTATCCTTGACACTCAAGTCTACATCATCCACCGCCTCGGTGTCAACCAATGTTTCAACGATCTTAACATCATGGACTCCTGTGCGATAGAGTTTCTCCACGAAGTTCTCAAACTGCGTATAATCACGCTTCTCTTCAACAATAACTTTAACAAAGCTATCCTTAAAACTATCTGTACTGAAGTTGGAGTAATCGTTCTCCACGTCATTGTAGTAAACCTTCTGGAAAATCTCAAATGGATTCTTAATGAATCTAAGTTTATCTGTTTCGGTATCATAGATGTGGAATCCCCTTTGATCTTTGTAATCGTTCCAGAACATCTGATAAGGGTTACCGAGGTATTGTACGTTACCTCTCTTTGATCTGTGATGAAAATGACCAGACCAAACACGATCATAATCTTTGAATACAGATATCTCTAAACCACCATGATCATAAGTCATGCCTGGTGTCACTTCAAAACCATTCATTTCTAAATGGCCACATACTATACTAGCATCTGATTCTTCTATTGCTTTCATTGACTCTTCACTGTTTCCAGCATTGATCCAAGGAAGCATCAAAAATTTCTTACTACCTATCTTAAGTTCTTTAACAGAGGTATATAGGTGAAAATTCTCAAGGTGTTCCAACAACAACTCAGGAGAATTAATTTTATTTGTGTTCTTGTAATACGTTGTATGATTACCAAGAATCATGTGTACATCATACCCTTCAAGTCTGTCAAAATAATTTGCCTTAATCCTAGCAAAAGTATTATAGTCCATAGACTTTCGGTTATCAAATGTGTCACCAAGATCAAAGACCGTGGTGATACCTTCTCGTTTAAGAGTAGGGAAAAATATTTCATCATAAAATTTTTGCCAGTAATTCCAGAATGCTAAGGATCCTTTACGACCATCTAGGTGCTGGTCTGTAATAATTGCTATCTTCATTTAGATCTATTATGAAGAACAATAAATTTATCTGCTGCAAAAGTACCTGCAAGACAAACCTCTATCTCATCCCCATCCTTCCAATTAACAGTACCATCTTTTTTGGTATGCATCAAAGCTATCTGAAGATCATCAATGATCTTTTGAGTTAATCTCATGTATTTAACACCCAAATTAATCTAACAACCATAGCTGCAAATATAACATAGTAAGTCCACATAATAGTCATACCAATCTTATTATGCCTACTCCCACGTTTGTATGGATGTACTGCTAGATGAGGAGATCTATCCCACCCATCAACCATATAATCTTTAGTATCTAGTTTCATAGCATTCGTGTCTTAATAGTATAGACTGCTCTACTCTTAGGATATAGTTCCCTCAATCTTTTTATTACTGCTATCTGTATCTCAAGGAGTGTCATAAGGTTTTATAATAATGCGATTGTTTTCATAGTCTGCTTTGAATTCTAATGCTACTTCGTTATCCCACATTAGTTCTTCATATAAAGCGTTAAGACGATCCATGTCTTCCCATAGATCGTTTAAGTGTGGAGGCAAATGATCTTCATCCATTAGCGGTTCATTTTTATTTCTATGTTTTCTTTGATGCTACCCATGTCTGCTTGATTAGCATTCATTCCTTGCATATCACCAGTATATGAATCAGTATGCATTACTTCATCATAGCCTGACTTCTCAAGAATCTTGTTTTTAATTTCCATCTGCTTCTTCTCTTTCTGAATCCTTCTCAGGAATGCATAGTATATAATCTGAGTGAAATAAGCAAAAGGATTATTAGATTTCGCTGGATCAAAATTATCTATGTACTGCAAGCAGTTCTCAATGCCATCACAAATCATGTCCTCACGGAACATGTAGTTGACAAAGTTTGGCTTATATGATAGATGTGTAGCAATCTTTAAAAAACATTCACCAATGTAATTTGGTACACGGGGTCGGGGATCCTCTGCCTCACGTGCTTTTATAACAGCATTACGATAGACAGTAATTGCTTCTAGAAATTCTTTATTGTTGACGTAATATTCTGTCTTCTTTTTCATTCGTGGCATGACTGCTCCCTTAAGTATAGGTGGAAATGACCAAATTGTCAAGGGGGCTTGACAGACGAAGACAAACGCAGTAGACTAACTCTGTCAGGGTTCAAGAGAAATAGTATCTTTAACTTCTTTGATATAATTTTTCAAGAAATTCTTTTGTTTTACTCACAGAACCTAGATTACCCATCTTACGACTAAATTGTTGAGGCTCAGAACAATCTTTAAAAGTATTTAATTCAACAAGATGTCTTTTAACTGATTCAGTATAGAATATTTGTATTTTTTTATCTTCAACTTCAGTCATTGTAAGGATATGTTTTTTAGGTAAAATAAACATATGATCAAAAGTTGAATGGATCCATTCTGAAAGAGCGAACCCACTTATCCTAAGATTTTTTCTTTGACTATCTATTATAGTAACTGCCATAGGATTTTCCAAGACAAGACTATCATCTTCAGGCATATAAGAAACCTTAGAGATGATTTCTTCTCCAGTAGTAAGTTTAATAGTAGCTATAAAATCTTCTTCCAATTTTGATAAGTCGGATTCTTTCATTTAAAGTTTACCTTAATGACCTCATACTTAAAGTTTTCTTCATTATATATGTTAACTCGCTCATTTAAGTGGCGGAGAGTATAGTTCTGACCGCCAATGTCATCTGCAATATCATATAATGTAGCCATAGTTTTACCTTCTCCTCTACGGAGAACCCTACCTATGGATTGGAGGTTTCTAATTCTGGATTTTGAGGGACTAGCAAAAACGATATTATGGAGACGTTTAATATTAATACCAGTACTAAAAGTCCCATAAGATGCCACAATAATTGAATCATTCTCTTGTTCAGTAATCTGACGAACTTCTTCACGGTCTTCCACTTCAGTACCGCCGTGAACAAAGAAGACCTTACGGTCTTTATCTACAGTACTATTTATTAGGTCGTGTAATGGTTCCCCATGCTTTTCAATATAGTTAAATAGTACTAGGGTATTGCCATCCAGATCATTAACTAGATTCTTTATCAAATTATTACGTCCACGATGACTAACAAGATAATCAATCTCGTCTTGATATGTTTCAAAGTGTTGAGCAGGGTGTTTACACAGCAGTACTTTGATCCTAAATTTACTAAGGTAGCCTGACTTGATTAGATCATCTGTCTTGGTTACCCTATCACAGGATCCAAACAATCCTTCTAGTACCCACTTGTGAGTTTTACTCCCATCAAGTGTACCAGTAAAACCGAACCTATACTTAGCATTATGCAACTTAGTCATAATGCCAGTTAAGGATTTACTTTTAAATAGGTGCGCTTCGTCACCTATAACACAATCAATATCATCAAAATATCTTTTAGGAAATTTATAGATTGATTGCCACGTAGATATGATAATATTCTTATCAGTATTCTTGTCCTTACCACCATATATCTTATGAATAAAATCTTCAGCACTCCATCCGTAGTCAACGAAGTCGTTGACCATTTGCTCAACAAGGGAAGTAGTTGGGACGATTATAAGTATCTTCTTTGCGGTGGCAGCATAGTATCTGACTATGGAATAGATCATAAGAGACTTCCCAGACCCCGTAGGAGAAAGTAACAACTTTCTATTATTCTTTATAGCCTCGTACACTGCCTTGTATTGGTAGGGACGAGGTTTTATATTGCATACCTTATCCATGAAATGTTTAACACCAGGTGGTGTAACAAAATCATTGTCTTCAACTATATTACCATACCACTCATCTGGTGCATGATAGATTTTATATTCTCTTTCATCAGCCCATGTCTGTAGATGATCTATCAACCCACAATACAATGAACCAGTACCAGGAGAATACAGTTGTATAGTACCATCCCAATACCTATATCTAGGATTCTTTTTTAAATACTTTGCTTCAGGAACTTCAAACGTGAAATAGTCTGCTAGTTCCCTATGGACATGTTCCTCATCAGAATGAATTTGTACATAGACTTCATTCTTTTTCTTCACAAAGAGGTTTGTCATCACTGTCCATTAATAAACTTCTCCCACTCAATAGCACTCTTGACTTGGAAACCCCTGTTTGATATTTGTTTCATTACCTGATCTAACCAATAAAGCATTTGATCTAGGTACTTAATCTTCGCTTCTAAGCTGATGACTTCATCATCTGATTCAACATAAACTTTCATCTTATCTTGAGTTGAGATCCTACTACCAAAAGGTTTTTCGGCATAGACCTTTGCGTCAGCTTCTCCTCCATAATACTCAC